CTACGGACTTTTAATCCGCAGGTCGTAGGTTCGAGCCCTACTGGGGGCACTGCCAGAGAGACCCCCGTCCGGCCCATCAGGGCTGGCGGGGGTTTCTTTGATGCCGGTCGTGATGTACGTGAACGAAATCCCGGTCGCCTCGCAGATCTGGTCGATCAGGTCGAGGGTGAACTCCACGTGACCGGTCATGCGGCGGGAGAGTGCGCCCTGGGTCATGTCGATGCGCCGCGCTACTTCGCTGATCGAGATGCGCAGCTCGGCAAGTGCTCCACGAAGGCGACGCGCAGCAGCTTCTGATCGTGACTCGTCCCGGTGCCCGTCTACTACCTGAAATGTCGTCATGCGCAGGACATTACTCGCACAGCGAATAGTCGGCAACGGCGTTCAGCTAACTAGGACACTCCGCGTTTGAATTACATGCTTGACAGTCATTAGCTCAGCGCGTAGTACTAGGTGCCATGCACAGCGAGTCATTAGCTCAGCGCGTAAGTGGAGCTGTCCAGCGGAACGTTCGGGCCGAGATGGCACGGAGTAAGGCCTCGCAGACCCGACTGGCGACGTCGCTCGGGTGGACTCAGGCGTCCCTGAGTCGCCGACTGAACGGGTACGTGCCCTTCACCGTCGAGGAGGTCGCTGCGATAGCGGAGTACCTCCGAGTCCCGGTAGCGGTGCTCCTCGGTGACGAAGTTCTCCGAGCTGGCGCCTGATGCAGCGGCTACGGGGTAGGCGACGTCGGGACGTTGCTGCCGCTGGTGTTCACGCAGCGGCCCAGTGCGGCCATTCGACTGTTCGCGTCGTACGCGAGGGCGTAGACCGCTTGTTCAGCCCCGATGTCGCACTGGCGGTCGAGGGCGGTCGCCGCCGAGAACGTGACCGCGTCGCCGAATCCGCCGCAACCGAGCGGGCCTGGCTCGATGTAGAAGTTCGCCGACCAGTCGTCGTCCTGAACCTCGCAGAACGTCGTCGAAGTGTCGGCAGTCGTAACGACTGGCTCGATCCCTTCGCTGTTGCTGCACCCTGCGATCCCGAATGCGGTGATCGCCAAACAGATTCCAGCCAACGCGGACTTCCTGCGGTTCGTCATCGCCGGATCGTATGTCACCAAACGGACATCACGCCCTGACGGGGCGTCAGTCCAGCCCGCTTCCATTTCTCGATTCACCCATTCGGAGGACAGCTGCCATGCTCCCCATCTTGGATTCGATCACCCCGACCACGTTCGTACTGTGCCTGATCGGCCTCGTCGCCTTCGCGTACTGGATGCCGACCGAGTCGGCCGATGACGTCGCGGACCGCGTGCCGCATCACCGCGCCCGGCAGTCGGGTGACTGGTGGCCTACGCACCGCGCCAAGGCGCGCAAGCAGAAGGCCCGAGCAGCGGCTCGCCGCCGTCGGCGCGCGCAGCTCCGTCGCGCTGCCGCCCGAGGCGTGGCTGTCCCTGCTGGTGGTGCGCGATGACCAAGACACGGATCACCCGTCGTTCGGTCGTCGCTTCGCTGCAGGGGCTCGTCAGCGCCGCGGCCGGCGGCGCGAACGGTGTCATCTGCCGCGCCGCTGACCTCGCCGCCCACTACGCAGCTACGGCCTCCCGCCCATCATTCGATGAAGGTGATCGGGGCGCCCGGCGTGAAGTAGATGCGATGCCAGGTATCGACTCCAGCGTCCCCGGGACCAGTGAGGGAGATCAGGGCACCAGTTCCCTGCCCGTTACTGATGGCCTCGACGAGCTCGCGCGCGGCCTCGAAGACGGCAGGTTCCACCTGTTCGTAGGTGATCCCGTTGAAAACAATCGATGCCATGAATCTTCTCCTTGTTCGGGTTGTGGCGATTCGAGCGTAGGGGAGGCCGATCGTCGGCCGCGCGGGGATGCGCGGCCGACGAAGCCGGCCACCGCTCACGGCACCGAAGGCGGTGCGCGATGACGGCGACGGTGACGGATCTGTCGGCCCGCCGCGCCGCAGCGGAGTCCGCGCAACTCGGTGAGCTTGCGCTCGCAGCACGTCGCGTCGACGCGGCGCACCGGCTGCTGGCGCGTCGCCGCCGCAAGCTCGACGTGAGGTTCTGCAACGGCGAGGGCACCCCGCTCCCGTGCGCGCCGGCCGAGTCCAGTGCCGAGCAGATCATCGTCACTGCGGCGGCATGGCCGGAGAACGGCGGGGACGTGCTGATCGGCACGGCAGGACCGCTGCCGCGAGCCGCGTTCGACTCCCCGGCCGGGACGCTCAACGCGACGTTGGCCGCGATCGGCGACCTCCTGACCCACGTGATCCTGCACCCCGCCGAGACCGGGGCGGTCACGTGAGCGTCAACGCGACCAAGTGCAAGACGTGCGGCCAGCCGATCCGCTGGTGGCGCTCGAGCGTCCGCGAGGGCGGCTGGCTGTGCGTCGACTACTCGCCCGATGACGCGGGGACCGTCAAGCGCGTCCCCACCCTCGACCCGGCGACCCGCAAACGCGTCATGTACGGACGCGCTCTGACGGGCACCGACCTCGCTGCCGCTCTCGCGGACGGCGAGCTCCTGTTCACCCTCCACTCCCGTACCTGCCACGGAAAGAAGGCCCACAGTGCCGAGCAGTAATCAGGTCGCCCTCGACCGCATCCATCCGCACCCCGACAACCCGCGCCGCGACGCCGAGTCCGTCGACACGCTCGCAGCGTCGATCAAGGCGCAGGGCGTCCTGCAGGCCATCACGATCGCGCCGCACCCGTCCGGCGCCGACGACACGTGGATCGTGATCGACGGCCACCGCCGCTGCGCGGCCGCGAAGGCACTCGGCCTCGACACGGTGCCGTGCATCATCGACGAGGGTCTCACCGATCCGGCCGACCAGATCGCCGCCATGCTCGCCACCGCCCGCGAGCGCGAGCCGCTCTCCGCGGCAGAGGAGGCCGCGGGCGTCCAGGCGATGCTCGACCTCGGCGAGTCCGTCGCGACCATCGCAGGCCGCACGGGCATGTCCAAGAGCAAGGTCCGTCAGCGCGCCAAGGTCGGCTCGCTGCCCGCGGAACTGCTCGACAAGATCCACACCCACGCCGTCACCCTCGCCGACGCGGAGTTCATCGCGACTCACAAGGAGTACCGCGACGAGCTCGAGGAGAAGCTCGGCACCGCTGACTGGCCGGCACGTCGGCAGCTGATCGTGAACCGCGTCGAGCGTCTGGAACGAATCAAGGCCCAGATCGCCGCAGCCAAGAAGCTCGGCGCCGAAGCCGCCGACTCGTTCGCCGAGGGAATGGACGCGGCGGCGGAAAGGGCAGGCGTGCCACGTAGCCGCGTGGGAATGGATCGGGCCCTCGCGTGGAGCCAGGCCGCTTTCGAGTCCCTGACCGACGAGGAGCGCGAACTCGCATTCGTCACCGCGGACCAGTACAACCCCAACCTCTCGATCTATGTCTTGAGGCTGCACGCCGACCTCAGCGACGAGCCCTCGACCGACTCGACGCCGCAGGACGAGAGCGACCGGGACGAGGTCGACTCGACACCGGCCGAGCCCGACCCGGAAGAGACCGCACGCTTTGAGGCCGAGCAGCTCGAGCGCGACCAGCTCACCGCCGCGACCGACGTCCGCACCAGTTTCCTCCGCACCGCCCCGGAGTCGACCCGCGCGAAGTTCTTCGGCCGTCTTCTCGCTCTCAACCCACCCACGGACGGATTCTGGATCGACTTCTCCAAGCTGCCCGAGTTCCAGGACGTCGACTACGACGACTTCCTGGAGGCGATCGCACAGTGGTTCACCGAGGTCTCGCCGGTCGACTTCGCGTGGGAGTCCGCGATCAGCTGCGCCCACGACATCGGTGACATGTGGCTCCGGAGTTCCCCGAGGATCGCGGCGGGACGGTCACCTGCCGTGGCACACGAGGCTGTCGCGTACGTGGACGTGCTGCGCGAGATGGGTTACGTCCTCTCCGACATCGAGCAGGCCATCCTCGACGCCTACAACGCAACGATCCTCGCCACCATCGGCAGCGACGACGGAGACGACGAGTGAAGCGCACCAGGTTCCTCAGCGGCAAGCCCCGCCAGAACGGGCCCGACGTCGTGCCGTTCCCGCGGCCGGGCTGCGCCGTCACGATCCCCACACCGGAGCGCAACCGCCGGCGCGTACTCGGCAACGGCATCCGTGCGATCGACTCTCAGCACGTGTGGGACGAGGTGATGCGTAGGTGGGCAGCCGAGTACCACGAGCTCCGCCCATTCGTTCCCGGGTCTGCAGCGCACAGCATCGATCGCGACCGCCCCTACGTCGTCCGCGTTAGCCCAGCAAGCAGCTTCCGGGGGGTGGTGGGAGTATGACCCCGATCATCGGGTCGACGATCCTCGAAGCCACCGTCGACACGGAATCCTTCCTCTGCGCGATCGCCGCAGTCATCCCGCACGCGGGACGCAAGGCGGAGTCCGCGCACCTGTACCGCCTCCGACTGCATCTCGATCACCCGGACTCGATGACGGTCACCGCATCGGACGGGTACTCCGCCGCCGCAGCACGCGTCTCACTCATCGCGCTCCACGGCGACATCGCGGCGAATCCGTGCATCGACATCTCGCCCGCCGACGTCGCGAAGATCCGCGCGGTTTTCCACAAGAAGAAGAAAGCCGACGTCGACGATGAGGGCCTCTTGCAGATCCGCAAGGCCGTCGAGATGCACCCGGAACCTGCGCCCGACGTCGCCGACCGAGAGGAGACAGACACCGCCGAGCCCGAGCTGGTGCCGGTGTACTACGTCCACCTCTCCGACGTGTCCGGGATGATCCCCGGCGAGACGCTAGAGCTCCCGATGCTCCCGCCCCACGAGCACGCCCCGAACGTGCCGCGCATGATCGCCCGCGAACTCGGCACCGCGACTGGGATGGTCGAGTCCTTCGGGATCCTGCCGGACCTGATCACCCGATTCACCGCGGCGGCGAAGGCCTACGACGCGAACCTCATCGCGTCTGTCGCCGATGACGAGTCCGCGATGGTCGTCGTCCGCTGCAGCGAGGACTTCATCGGCGTCGCGCACCCGCAGCGCTACTCGGAACTGTCGCTGGCAGCGCAGCGCGACTGGCTCCTGGCATGGCGTGAGCAGTTCGCGAGCTTGCCTGATCCGGAATGACCGCCCGTGCCCGCAGATCCGGACGCCTGGTGGTTCTCGCTCCCGTACGAGCGGCGAGTGCAGATCTGCCGATGGGTCAACGCCGACAAACACCAGACGCATCCCGAGGTCGAGGGCCAGTCCGAGATCTTCGACCTCCTCGACACCCACACGAAAGGCTCACGAAATGAGCAACCTCATGGTCGCCCGCGACGCAGACCGGCGCCGCCCTGGCCCCGTCCGCAACGACGCTGACCCCAAACCGATGACCGGGCAGCCGACCTGGTGCCGCCGTATCACCGCACCGCACGCGCAGTTGCCCAGCGGCCTCGACCCGGACGGCAACCGCACCATCATCCCGGCCGGCCAGCCGATCCGCCTCGTACACGCGGGGTTCGACTCGCTCGGCCGCGACGTCTGGACGATCCCCGCCGACCAGTGGTGGCCCGGCGACACGGTCATCGTCGGACCGATCCCGAGCGGCGTCGTCATCCGCCACGAGACCCACCGCGAGGAGACAGCAGCATGATCAACCAGACCTTCGACCTCCGCTTCGTCACCCGCCGCAACGGGCAGGAGGAGCTGCTGTGCGAGTTCGACCCGACGACGGTCACCTACCGCGTCCTCGGGCTCCCGAACTCGCGCTTCGGGATCCTCGACGTCGCCGAAGAACGCAAGGCCACCGTCGAGTGCCCGTGCCCCACGTGCGCGCAGCGCCGCTCGGCGGACCTGCGGCTCCACATTGCAGCGCAGGCGGTCATGTCGAACCCGGCCAGCCCGGCAGTCGTCACAGACGGCGTCGAGATCCGCAACGCCGAGCGCGCCAAGTCAGCCGGCGCCGCCGCCGACCACATCCTCACCTCGCTGCTGTCTCGACTCCGACACCTCACCAAGGAGGTCGAGACCCTGATGGCCGCAAACAACATCACGCCCGCACACTCGGAAGGACATCACCCGCAATGAGCACCGATGAGACCCGCCAGAAGCTCTACGACGGCGCCTCCGAGGCGTACACCGCCGCGGTAGTCGCCGCCGGCTGCCCGACCCTCTCGCCCGACTCGACACCGTGGGACGAGGGAATCGCCGCCGCCGTCGACCACGTCCTTACAGAGATTCTGCGGAAGCCCACGGCTACCGGCTTCGTGGCCGTCGAGACGGCCTGGCAGCGGTCCGCGCAGAAGGTCATCGACGCCGCGAACCAGCTGATGCTCGACCTCGTTACCGGGGACGCCGACCCGCGCATCCTCGCGCAGGCACTGATCGACGGCGGCTTCGACAAGACGGCCGCGGGTGCGGGTGGTGGCCGTGGCTGAGCACATCAAACGCGTCTCGAAGTACGAACTGACCCGACTGCGGACTGTCGCCGCAGCGATGCGCGAGGACGGCCGAGATGGGATCGCCGGTGAGTACACCGGCCGCGCCGACGAAATCGAGAAGCACTTAGACCACCTCGCCGGGATCAAGAACGCGACCATCAATGGCTCCGCGCTCGATGACCATGCTGCGCGTATCGCGGACTGGCTGATCGACAACGGCTGGACCCCGCCCGAGGACATCCTGCTCTTCGCCGAGGAGGGTGCGGACCGTGACTGAGGTGATCGAGCTGCACTGCACGACGACTGCCGCTGGAATCCCCATCGGCCTCATGGCTGACCTCGAGCGAGGTGCGCGATGACCGGCACTGACCCCGTCGCTCCGACGTGGCCGCTGGGACACTGCGGCGACCCCGGACCCTCTGACGCGCACTGCACCCTCGACGTCGGGCATCGCTACTCCTGCTACGACGGCTCCGCCGACGTGTCGTTCAACGCCCGGCAGGACTTCCGCCACGACTGCGACGATCCGCGCTGCCGCACACCGCACTTCACGAACGAAGGGGACTGACCATGCCCACTGACGAACCCCGCGACCCCGCGATCGCCGCCGCTGAGCGCTGGTGGGACAAGCAGGGAGCTACCGAGCAGGAGCGGGAGGATTCGGTTGACTGCTGGTCTGACGTGGCTCAGGGGGCCGCCCGCGAGGCCCTCGCGCCGATCCGCGCCTGGTATCTGGCGTTCGATCCAGCCGCGCCACTGAACGAGTCAATGGACGACCTCGTCCGCCTCCTCTGGTCGGACGCCGAACTCACCATGCACGACGACACCAACGAGGAGCTGAACCATGCCTGACTCCCGCTCGCACCGACCCTTCCGCCGCCAGGAGACTCCCATGATCCGCACGACCATCGCCGCACTCGCCGCACTCGCCGCCACCACCTTGGGCGCGGGACTCGCCGCCGCGGACGACCCCGACACGCAGCCGGCCGCAATCGTCACCGTCAACGACGACGGATGGGCGACCCACGCCATCACAGATGACGACGACACCGGCTACACCGCACCCGGCATCGAGCAGTGCCCGACCCCGAACGGTGCGACGGCCGCGTTCACCTCATACACCCCGGTCGACGTCGACGAGAACGGCGCGCCGATCTACGCCACGATCTGCCACTACGAGGACGTCAACATCACGTCCGTGCGACTGGACGGATAGCGCAACGTGAGCGAGACCATCAAGGTCCAGGTCGGCGTGTCCGATGAGGAGCTCCGCAAGTGGGCCGAATGGCACGTCGAGCACAACAATCACGGCGTCGCCGCGATCCTGTACGCCGCGCTCGGCCAGTTCGACTCGATCGGAGACACTCTTCTTCGCACGCAGGCCGAGTTGGAGAAGCTCCGCGAGGGGGACTGGGCGAAGCTGTCCAGGAACCTCCACAACGCCGAGGTCGGGCGTGACAATCTGCGCGCCACTGTCGAGCGGGTGCAGGAAGCGAACGAGCGCGTCCACGCCCACCGCTTCGATCTGGACTCGGCCGATGACGCAGCGCATGACGCATGGCTGGAATCACTCGGGGAGCGCCGCGTCGGCGGCCCGGACGCCTTCTACAACGGCGTCGAGTTCGCGCACCGCCGTATCCGCCGCGCCCTCGACGGGGAGGCGTGATGGGCCGGTTGCCGTTGGTGTGGCGCGGCTGGCTGCGTGACGTGGCGTACGACGTCGCGATCCTGGCGCTCATTTGCACCGTCGTCTGGTTTGTGTCCCGGTGAGCGCCCGCAGCCGCGCGAGAGCGCCCCCCTGCCTGCGAGTGTTCCGGTTTCGTCGTCAAAGAAGAGAGGCATCTGCCTGTGTGGGCACGCTATGGAGACACGTCGGCGTTTCATCCCCTGCCGATGAACGTGCTGGAGCATCCGGAGCTCGACGATCGTCTCCTCAACGAGGTGTTCGGCTTCTTTGCCCGGTGCTCGACCCAGGCTGCGGCGCACCTGACGGACTACGTCATCACTCGAGGAACCGCGGTCATGATCGCAGGACCGACCCGGGCTCAGACGATGATCGACGTCTGCGTGTTCGCCGGGCTGATGACCGAGCGCGAGTATGGCGACGGCGTCAAGGTGTACAAGCTCGTCGACGACGAGCCGGATTTCCTGCACCTGCGGCTGAAGAAGGACATCGACTGGGAGCGTCAGCGCAAGGCGGACGCGAACCGACCCGCCCTCGTCGTACCGGTGCGCCTCCGAGATGGAGACGCCTGCCGGTGGTGCGGGAAGGTCGTCGATTGGCTCGACCGGAAATCCGGTCGGGCTGGCACGTACGACCATCTGGAGCCGGGAGAGCCGGCCACCGTGGACACGTACGTCGTCTGCTGCAAGACGTGCAATTCCTCGCGCCAGGACGGGTCGCTCCCGACCGGTGTCGAGGAGCTGCTCGACGCCCCGACAGAACCGCTCTACTCCACGACCACCGTCGCGTGGCTCGCCGAGAACCGCTGGCGCGCCAAGAACGGTCTACCAGTCCCGACCGCGACCCCACCGGCCGACATGGCCAAGTATCTCGTCCGCGTGCCCGGCAGCCAGCCGGACACCACCCCCGCATCCCAGGACGACCCGCAGCCCGCGGGCGACACGTCAGAGCACGCAGCCGCAGGCGCGATGCCGACGTCGGGCGCAGCAGCCACAGGCGCAGCGCCGGGGATGCCGTCTCAACCCGATCTCCACACCGGAGATCCCCAGTCCCCGGGCAAGGCAGCAGCCGCAGGCGCGCCACCGGGACCGCGAGCAGCAGCCACCGGCGCGCCCACTGAGACACAGAGGCCTGCAGCCGCAGGCGCGGCCTCACCGAGCACGGCTGCCGCAGGCGCCAGCTCCCCGGCCCCGGCCGACACAGACGGACGAGACGCCCCAGGACCAGACAGAAATCAACCTGATCTGACAGATACGAAGGGTCCAGGATCTGTCGTGTCTGGTCGGGACGGGTCGGGTCGGGTCGGGACGGGTAGCGAATCTCTACCACCTCCTCACCGTGACAGTTCCTCACGTAGCCGAGGCCGCCGTGGCGGCCGTCGTGCTCGCCGATCGAAGGGTTAGTACTACCCGTGAAGAAGAAGATCACCATCCGCAAGGACCGCAGCTCAGGTCAGTGGACTGCTCGAGTGTGCCAGGTGAACTCGCTCGGCGAGCAGTACCTGGTCTCGCGAGCAGTGGGCCCGAGCTTCGTGCGGCTCGTCGAGTTCCTCGCCGCTTCGTACGAGTGCGAGGGTGGTGCCGAATGAGCACCGCACCCGCGGTCGTCCGCCGACCTGTCGACGCCTCGATCGACTACCAGCGGCGCCTGGCGGCGAAGGCCCGCGACGCTCGCCGTGACCTCGAGTACCTCGCGGCGGCGTGGCCGTACGTCGGTGCGCTCCGCGAGCGAGGCACCCCGCGCCGGTGGGTCCAGCACGATCAGCGGCGGGCATCGCGGATGCTGCGCGTCCGCGAGATCGAGCGGCGCGGTCTGCGTGGCGTGGCGCGGCCGACGCCGGCCGATGTGTCGGTCCTCGACGTCCTGTCGCAGATCGCATCGGTCGCGGAGTGGATCGTCCGCGAGATGACGCATGTGCTCCCGCAGTACCGCCCCGAGATCTGGCTGCCGGCCAGAGCGGCGTCGGCCGACCCTCGACCGTGGCTGCGTCTGGCGACTCGACTCCTCCCGCAGGCTGACGCGGCGACCCGCTCCGACGACGAGCCGATCGTCATGTGGATCGAGGCGCGACTGCATCCGGTGATCACGACGGCCGCACGGCTGCTGGGCGATGCTCGCGACGGGCAGGAGCTGGCCGGACTGTGCCCGTGGTGCGGTGGCCGCACCAGCAAGGGCGTCGGGTACCCGACGATGCGGATCCACTACCCGGCCGAGCTCGACCTGACGCAGCCGCTCGACCCCGACGTCTCGCCCATCGAGCGCCTCGCCGCAGGGCAGGCCGAGCCGCTCATCGTCTGCCACGGCCTGCTCTGCGACCCGCCCCGGGACGCGTGCGGCCTGGACTGGCACGGACAGCCGGCGTGGGCGATGCGTGAGTGGGACTGGCTCGCGAAGCGCCTGCACCCCGTCGCGGGCAGGGCCGACCGATGACCGCCGCCTTCTTCGCCTGGTTCTCCTGCACCTCCGCGGCCTGGTCGGCCGTGACCACCCTCATCGTCTGGAAAGGACGGAACCGATGACCACCACACCCTCCGCCACTTACGTCACCGCGATCTCAGTCGACGAGCTGTTCGCCGACCCCGAGTACCAGCGCGACCTCGACCCGAACCGCGCCAAGGCGATGTCGGTCAAGTGGGAACCGCGGCTGGTCGGCACGCTGGAGGTCTCCGACCGTGGAGAGACCAGCGAGCCGCGATACGCGGTCATCAACGGTCAGCACCGCATGGCCGCTGCACGCCTTCTCGATCCCACGATGGCGCTGCCGTGCACGGTCCACAGCGGGCTGACTGTCCAGCAGGAGGCGGCGCTGTTCTGGGACATCGACCGCACCACCAAGAAGCTGTCGAACTGGGATCGCTGGTACGCGCGGCGCGCTGCCGGAGACAAGGACGTCGCGTCGATCGAGGCAGTGTGCACCGAGTTCGGGTACCGAGTGAGCCACAGTCCAGTCGAGAACGCGCTGCAGTGCTGCAGCGCTCTCGAGTTCGTGTACCGGCGCTGCGATCTGCAGACGCTGCGCGATGTTCTGGAGTTCGTCGGCGACGTCTGGCCGGCCGATCCGGAAGCACGCAAGGCGAACATCATCAAGGGCCTCGCGTTGGTGCTGTTCGATTACCGGGGCCAGGTGCACACCGGACGGTTGGCCGATGTGCTGTCGAGCGTGACGCCGTCGCAGCTGGTCGCGCGGGCGCACGAACTCAAGGCGCGGGGATGGGACGGAAGCATACCGAAGCTAACGCAGACGGCAGCGCTGATCGCCTACAACGGCACGTGCCGCCGCGAGCAGAAGGTGGAGCTGCCGGCATGAGCACGATCGTGGAGTTCATCGAGGCACGACTGAAGGATGAAGCCGCGGCGGCTGAGTCGATGCCGGACCCGGCCAAGCATCGGCGGATCGTGGACGCGCTGGCCATGATGAGCGTGCCCATCGTCGAGCATCTCGAGGCGCGCAATCTCCCGCCGACCGACAACCCGCTCGCGGCCGGGCTGCTTGTGATCGCGCAGGTCTGGACCGAGCACCCCGACTTCGATGCGCAGCGCTGGTTCCCACGCATGACTGGGCAGGTGAAGTGATGGACCCGATACGCCATCTGCTGACGCCGCAGGAGAGACGCGAGCACGGCCGGTGCATGGACTGCGAGTGGCATCCGCCGACGCAGGGCCACCACGATCTGTGCCCGGCACGACCGGGAGCGAAGCCGACGCGTCGAGGTCGAAGGACGGTTGCACGGTGAGTTATCCACAGGGCATACTGAGGGCGCTGGTTCCCGCGTGCCCGCAGCAGGGCGCGCGGGATCTGTTGTCTCAGGGGTCAGCATGAGCCGCGCCCGGTTGCGGGTCTGCTCGGAGCCCGGCTGCCCGACCCTCAGTGACCGCCCCCGCTGCCCCAAGCACCAGGCACAGGTCGACAGGCATCAACGCCGCACTACCCCCACCAAGGTCAACCGCGGCCCCGACATTCAACGCCGCGCCGCCGCCGTCGCCGCCCACCGCGCCACCCGTGGCGATTGGTGCCCCGGCTTCGAACGCGCACCCCATGCCTCGGCGGACCTCACCGCCGACCACGTCCACGACCAGCAGGCAGGAGGAGCGTGGGACGGCGAGCTCGAGGTGATGTGCCGCTCCTGCAACAGCCGCAAAGGCAGGCGCGTCCAGCTCGCGCTCGCGGCTTACACCACCACCCCCGACTCGGTCAAATCGGACACTCGAACCGTTCGAACATCGTTCGAACAGGGGACACCTGGGGGCCACCCCCTGGCGAGGCCGAAGCACCGACGCCGCCGGGGAGGGCTGAAAAAGGTGCGGAGGGTTCAAGACGATCCGGGAGGCACTCAGTGCTGATGCGGCTCACCCCGACGCACGTCGAACGGCTGCGCGCCGCACAGCGCGGCGCCGGCGTTCAGAAGTACCTGATCATCCCGGACAAAGAAGGGTGCCCCACCATGTCGAGTAATCCCAGTACCGTGCACCTGCTGTCGCTGTTCAGCTACATGCACCTGCCGCCTTCGCTGCAGATCGTCTCACGCAAGTTTCACGACCTCGCACATGATCTCGTATCGACCTACGGTGAGGGTCCCGAGACCTCAGCGATGCTGCGAAAGCTCGTCGAGGCGAAGGACTGCGCGGTGCGCCAGGCAGTGATCACCGATCCCGGTCTCACCGCCGACCGGAACGTCGACTGATGTCCGACGATCCGCTGATGGTCGGCGACTGCGGCGACGTCGTCGCGGCGGACCCGTACGCCGACATCTGCGACAGGGTGACTGCGTACGTCGAGGAGATGCTGGACGCGTACTTCGTCGCGGTACTGGGGCACTCTCCGACTGCGATTCGTGGCGACGGCTGGCTGCGCCCGCTACTCGGCTCGTACGAGCTGGCAGACAGGCAGGGCCCGTGAGGCTCTCGCTGTGTCTGTTCGGGCACGAGCTCGTCGCGCTCGAGCTCTGCTGGGATGACGGCGACTCGGACGGCGTCGATGCGGCGCTGTCGAGTGATACCACGCCGGTCGGCTTCGCGCTGATGGGCGACGACGGATGACGGCGGGCCGTGCGTGGGCGCTCCTTGTCGCGGCCGTCTTGTGGTGGGAGCGGCAGTGCTACCGGTCGGGTCGGCCGGAGCATCTGCTGTCGAGGGGGATGGACAGGGCTCGGAACCGCAACCGCGTGATGCGGTGTGTGCTCGACGGCGCGGTGATCGCGACGGCGTTGCACCTCCTGCGGTGGATCCCTGACCGTCTCGATGTCTATCAAGCGGTGCGCTGGACGCGCCGCTGATTCACGCTGGCTCGGCGAGATGCCGGGCCGCTCAATTGATGTCGGCGAGATGCCGGCGGATAGGTGGTTTCGTCATGGCTGGACACGGAGGTGCCCGTAATCGCTCTGGACCGACGCCGTCGCCGACGTCGGCGCGGTCGGACGCCCGCGATGTGCGCGCGAAGAAGCTCACGGTGGGCGGCTACGCCGGTGACTTCCCTCCGCTGTCGAACTTTCTGCCGGACGGTACCGAGCGCGAGGGCGTGGTGTGGGCGTCGCTCTGGCGGACGCCGCAGGCGGGGCAGTGGATCAAGGAGGCGTGGCGTCACCGAGCTGTCGCGATGTACGTGCGGTGGCTGGTGCGCGCCGAGGACCCGGAGGCGACGGCCGCGACGATCACCGCGGCGCAGCGACTCGCCGATCAGATCGGCATGACACCGGCAGGGCTCCGCGAGAACGGTTGGCTGATCGTCGATGACGACGCGACGACCAACCCGGAGCAGCAGCAGAAGCAGGAGGCGGTGAGGCAGAGCCACGGCGCCGCCCGGACAAACGGTGGTGGCCGGCGGATGCGAGCGGTGCCCGATGGCGAAGGCTGAGGGCTTCATCGTCGATTTCCCGACTCTCGCCGACGTTCAGGATCCGTGGGTGCAGGCGCACTGCTCGGTCCCGGACGGGTTCGACAAGGGGCGCCCGTTCGTGATGAGTGACGACCAGTTCTACTGCACAGCGCAGCACTACCGTGTCCGCTCGTCGGCGAAGTGGCAGCCGCGTCGGCCGATGAAGGCGCAGGCCTTCATGCACCGGCGGTCGCTCATCGTCGGCCCTCAGAAGTCGGGCAAGGGGCCGTGGTCGGCGACGATCGCGGCGCTCGAGGCGGTCGGGCCGTCACTGTTCGCCGGGTGGGCCGGGGCCGGTGACGGTTACGCGTGCGCTGACTGGGGCTGCAACTGCGGATTCGAGCACGAGTATCAGCCGGGTGAGCCGATGGGGATGCCTCAACCGACGCCGCTCATCCAGCTCACCGCGCCGTCTGCTGACGCGGTCGACAATGTGTATCGCCCGCTCACGTCGATGATCAAGATGGGCCCGCTCGCCGACATCATGCTGGTGCGCGAGGGCTTCATCCGACTGCCGGGCGAGGACAACCGCATCGACATCGTCACCGCGGCCGCGAACTCTCGTCTCGGTAACCCGATCTCATTCGCACTCCACGACGAGGCAGGCCTGTACACGAAGGCGAACAAGCTGCTGAAGGTCGCTGAGACGCAGCGGCGCGGCGCGGCCGGTATGGACGGCCGCACGATGGCGACGACGAATGCGTGGGACGCGTCGGAGAACTCGTACGCGCAGCAGACGTGGGAGAGCACGGCGAAGGACGTGTTCAAGTTTTGGCGGCGCCCGTCGAAGTCGCTGAGCTGGGGCAACCGTCGTGACCGCCGGAAGATCCTCGAGGAGGTCTACAGCTCGTCGCCGTGGGTGACGCTCGCGTCGATCGAGGCAGAGATCGATGACCTGATGGAGACCGACCCGGCACAGGCCGAACGATTCTTCGGCAACCGCGAGACCACGGGCATGGGCGCGTGGCTCGAGGCCGGACTGTGGGAGCGCGCGTATGCCAACGCGTCGTGAGAAGCCGATGGTGTGGCTGCCGAATCCGCCGAAGGGCACGCAGATCACGGTGGGGTTCGACGGCTCTGATTCCGATGACTGGACCGCGATCCGCTGCCAGACCCGCAGCGGCAGGAGCTTCACGCCGCGCTTCGGCCCGGACCGCCGGCCGACGATCTGGAATCCCGCGGAGTTCGGCGGCGAGATCCCCCGCGATCAGGTGAATGTTGCGGTCGACGAGATCTTCCAGCGGTGGCGCGTGGCGCGCATGTACGCCGACCCGTTCGGCTACTACTCCGAGATCGGGGCGTGGTCGCAGAAGCACGGCGAGAAGCGGGTCATGGAGTGGGCGACCAACCGCGATAAGGCGATGTACGAGGCGATCAAGCGGTTCGAGACCGATCTGCGGACTGGGACCGTGACGCACGACGGCTGCCCGATCACTACGCAGCACGTCGGCAATGCCCGCAAGGTGCCGCGCCCGGCGCAGCGCTACGGGCTCGGGAAGCCGCACGGCGAGTACCACCGCAAGATCGACGCCTCGATCGCGTCGATCCTCGCGTGCGAGGCAGCAGGAGACGTCACCGCGGCGGACGCGTGGGACGAGGTCGAGCGCGCCGAAATCAGCACCGTCATGTACGGCTACAGCTAGAAGGGACCACCCCATATGCAGGACGAACTGGAGCGGCTCCACGTCGGCACCGCGGCGATCGCGGCGGCCGAGAAGGAGTGGAAGCGCCGGGAGGACAACTACCGCGGTAACCAAGCTCTGCCGTACGCGCCGGAGGGTGTGAGCGTCGAGTACCTCGAGCTCCGCAAGCAGGCGATCGCAAACTGGCTTGCGCCTGCGATGGACGTGCCGGTGCAGCGCATGGAGATGGAGTCGGTCACCGACGAGCAGGGAAAGGTCGACACCGACGCCTGGCAGTACATGACTGCGGCCAAGATGCATACCCGTCAGCGGATCCTCTACTCATCGATGATGGTGCACGGTCGCGCCGCGCTGTCGGTGTCGAAGGTTCCGGGCGGTGGCCGCATGTTCGTGGAGAACGTGCGGCGCTTGCACTTCGAGCCCTCGCCCGAGGATCCGTTCTCGACGCAGTACGTCGTGAAGCGGTGGACGGAGAAGAAGCGGGCGGCGACGGGGCTGTGGACGCCGCCGGGTGCTGACGTCGGGGTCCGGGAGTACGCCGTGGTGTACGACGATGTCTCCGCTGTGCGGTGGATGAAGAAGTCCGCAGGCACGCTCGGCGAGTGGACGAAGGTCAGCGAGACTATGCACGGGCTCGGCGCACTCCCGTTCGTGCAGATCGGGTCGCGCGTCGACGCCGATAACGTCCCTCACGCCGCGATCGACGGACTGATCGACATGCAGGATGCCATCAACACGATCCGGTTCAACACGCTGCTTGCGATGCAGTTCTCGGCGTTCCGTCAGCGGGTCGCGACCGGATACGACCCGCTGCTGCGTGATGCCTCCGGCGACGTCATCTACCTCAAGGGACCGGACGGGCAGCCGATCATCGGCCCCAACGGGGAGCCGGTGCCGGCGCTGCGCAAGGGTGGCCGCGTCGGCGTCGACCGGATGCTGATCTTCCCCGGCAAGGACACCAAGGTGTTCGACCTGGACGAGTCGAACCTGGACCGCTACGTCAACGTCTACGTCCGATTCCTCACGGACCTGTTCACCAAGGGGCAGGTGCCCCCGCAGTACGCACTCGACAAGATGGCGAACCTGTCCGGCGATGCGATGGCCGGAGCGGACGCCACGCTGCAGGCCCTCGTCGGCGATCTGCAGGGCGAAGCCGCGGGCGGACTGTCCGAGGCGATGCAGCTGATGGACCGCGCGCACGGCCGTACACCGGTCCACCGTGAGATCTCGTGGGCAGACAAGGCCCCAAAGAGCTTCGGCCAGATCGTCGACGGCATCGTCAAGCTCGTCCAGGGCGCGGAATTCCCGAAGCGCGACGCCTGGGACATCCTCCCCGGCGCGACGCCGACCAAGGTCGATGCGTGGATCGAGCACGCGAAGGAGGAGGCGCGCGAGGCGATGGAGCTGGATCTGGCGGCTGCTGGCCTCGGATCGGGAGAGTAGCGCGACGTGCTCGACGCTCTGCAGGCCTCGCAGCGCTACACGCGAGAGCGGCACAGCCTCGTCCGGCCGACGCTGGCCCGCGTGCTGGCGCTGTGGGGCACGACGCCGCCGCCGGGGGACTGGGACGAGTGGTTCGCTGAGCGTGGGCCGCGCATGGCCGCTGTCGTCGAGGCGGTGCAGCCTCGGCTGATCGATCTGTCGACGCAGGCGGTCCCACAGATCCTTGCAGACACCGGCAGCAGCAGCCGCGCGGAGGCGGCGGTCGACGCGAGCCAGCTGATCGGCGTCGCCGGAGACGGCCGCTCGATCACCGGTCTGCTCGGCACTGCGATCACGACTGCGCGGACGGCCAGCGACAGTGCCGCGCTGTCCGGTGCCGGCATGGAGCTCGGTGCCGCGGCGCAGGGCTGGCGCGCCGGGCGGCTGGACCTGATGACGAAACTCCTGACGGTCACCTCTGATACGAGCCGCGCGGCGATGAGCTTGGAGACGGTCACTCGACCGCGGGTCGGGTACACGCGCAAGCTCGTCGGCTCGTCGTGTGCGCGGTGCGTGGTGCTCGCCGACCGCACGTACCGCGCCGCCGACGCATTCGATCGTCACCCGCATTGCGACTGCGAGCATGTCCCGGCCGAGACGCGGTTCCTCGACCTCGCGACGGTCGATGCCCGCGTGCATTTCGACGGGCTCTCGCGAGCGCAGCAGGATCGGCTGTTCACGAAGGCGGGCGCGCAGGCGATCCGCGATGGCGCGGACATCAACCAGGTGGTGAACGCACGCCGGGGCGCAGGACTGTCGTTCGCGTCGGGGCGGATCACGAAGGCCGAAGCCGAGGCGATCCGGAACTCACGCGGGGGACGAGCTCGGGCGCGGTCGGTGACGACCGAGGGGACGACGCGGCGCGGTATCGCGGGCAGTCGCCTCGGTCGGGGTCCGGGAGGGAAGCGTCCCGCGCAGCAGCGGTTGATGCCGGATGCGATCTATCAGGCGGCGGACGGGGACCGGGATCTGGCGCTTGAGTTGCTGGACCGCCACGGCTATCTGGTCGGAGGCCCGACGCCGGGGAACATGCCGCGGCACAGACCTCCGATGGCTGCGGAGCGTGCGAACAGCAGAGGGCCGCGCACCGATCCCGGGTCGATTATCAACGGTCCACCGGGGGGAGGAGGCGGCTCTGGCGTGGCGAGTGCGGCAGACGGCCCGCCGCCGAAGCGAACGAACGGAATGCACGGCCCGGCGACGCCGGATGCTTTCAACGCGATCGATGGCCGACAGCCGCTGTTCCGCCGGAGCGAGGTCGAGAAGTTCGAGCTCATCGATGCAGAGGCAGTCCTCGACGGTGATTCGACCGGGCATGGCTTCCATCGCAGCGGCCTCGGCGTGAAGGACGACGAGTTCCCGGCAGGCTGGGGCGAACAAGACGTTGTGGATCTCGTGAACGCGATCATCGACGCCCCGAGCGACGGGTTCCCCCGCGGCCGACGACGGTACTCATTCCTCGGCGCCTACCGCGACGTCACTGCGGTCCTGCGTATCCGAAATGATGGATACGGTTGGCGGATTGCAACAGTCCACCCGTACGACCGGATACGATGGGAGCGTGAGAAAAGTGCTGTTGTCGACAACTGAGTGGGCCGAGGAGATTCTCGCCGCCCACGTCGATGACATCAGCCCTGCCGACGTGACGCTGGCGCGATCGCTCATCGATGACGGCGACGGATGGCTCGCAGCTTATGACCTCCTTGGAAGCGGTGCCGACGAAGGCTGGCTGACGGCCGCCGAAGCAGAGACAGCTCTCGCATTCGCACGCGCAGGGAAGTTCGGAAAGTTCTCCGCTGGCGCCGAGAATGACGCGCGCAGCGTGCTTGCATCCTGAGTTATCCACAGGCATACTGATGTCGGTGGTTACCCCCATGCCTTGAACGGCTGGGGGTTTCGTCGTTTCTAGGCCCGACCGCGAGATGCGGTCGGGCCTTCTTTGTGTTGTCCGGGAGATCCGGACTCATCCGAGATGGAGCCTGTCATGTCGCATCGCACCCTTCCCAGCACCCTGCATTCGGTCATCACTCCGTGCGCTCCGGAGGGGCGCCATCCGCGACTGCGGTTCTTCGCGATGGGCGAAGACAACAGCGGCGGCGGCGGTGGCGGCGCAGGAGGCGCTGGCGGCGACGGCGGGCACGATGCCGGAAGCGACAGCGGCGGCGACGGTGGAGACGGTGGCGATGTCTTCAAGTCGGAGCATTCGAAGAACGCTGTCCTGGCCGATCTGACGTCGGAGCGCAAGGGCCGGGCTGCTGCGGAGCAGGAGCGAGACGCTCTGGCGCAGAGGCTCGCCGAGATCGAGGACAAGAACAAGACCGACGAGCAGCGCAAGCAGGAGGCCGAGGCCAAGCGCGACGCCGATCACCGCGCCGCTCAGCTGAAGGCCGACCAGTACGAGGCCACCGAGAAGGCGGGGCTGCCGCTGTCGTGGGCCAAGCGGATCGCGGGGGCGACCCCGGAGGAGATGCTCGCCGATGCGCAGCAGCTCAAGTCCGACATGGACGCTCAGTCCGCCGCCGGACACCGGACGGACGGTGCGGGCGTCGGTGGGGCGGGCGCCAACGACACGGCGGCGACGGCGGCACCTGGTGCCGCTCGTGCGTCTGTGTACTACCAGACCAGCAAGTAACGACCCCCGGCGGCGGCTGCCGTCGGGATCACTAGAAAGGAACAGCTCATGGCTGTCACTCTGGCCGAAGCCGCGGTTCTCTCCGAGAATCAGCTGTCGCGCGCCATTCACGAGATGTTCGTGCAGGAGTCCCCGATCCTGGACCGGCTCCCGCTGATGCCGATCGAAGGCAACGCGTACGCGTACGACCAGGAGCAGACGCTGCCTGGTGTCGCGTTCCGTGGTGTCAACGAGGGCTACACCGAGTCGACCGGCACGTTCAACCAGCTCACCGAGAAGCTCGTCATCCTCGGTGGCGATTCCGACGTGGACCGCTTCATCCAGCAGACCCGGTCGAACGTGTTCAATCAGCGCGCCGAGCAGGACAAGCTCAAGGTCAAGGCCATGAGCTACAAGTTCAACGACCACTTCATCAACGGTGATGTCGTGACCGACCCGAAGGGTTTCGACGGACTGAAGAAGCGCGTCGTCGGCAACCAGGTCATCGACGCCGGCACCAACGGGATGCCGATCCTCGGCGACGGCAGCTCCGACACCCACGCATTCTTCGACAAGATGGACGAGCTGCTCGCCGCGTGCCCCGGCGCGGATGCGATCTACGCATCGCGGCAGGCGCGCTCCAAGATCATCTCCGCCGGCCGACGTATCGGCGGCGTGGAGATCGTCAAGGAGGACATGACCGGCAAGCGCGTCGCGCAGTGGCAGGGTGTCCCGATCCTGGATCTGGGTGACAACCTGTCCGGCGGTCAGGTGCTCCCGGTCAACGAGACGCTGGGTACCGCCTCGAACACCTCGAGCATGTACGCGGTCCGCTTCGGCGGCACGGACGGCGACCAGGCGACCACGGGCCTGACCAACGGCGGCGTCCAGGTTGACGACCTCGGTCAGCTGCAGGAGAAGCCCGCACTGCGCACCCGCATCGAGTTCTACTGCGGCCTCGCACTGTTCGGCGGCAAGGCCGCTGCCCGACTCCGCGGCGTCATCGCCGCCTGACCAGGAGAAGATCATGGCTGAAACCGACACCAGCGCTGACGCGGACGTCACCGCTATCGACACGGCGACCGACGCCGAGGCCGCTCCCGAGACTGTGGAGCCTGCCGCGGACGTCAAGCCCGCGGCCAAGCGCAGCGGGACGCGCAAGAGTGCGGCCAAGTCGCCGGCCAAGCGCAAGGACCGCATCGAGCGGTACGAAGCGCTCAAGGGCGACGGCACCGTCGTGACCGTCGAGCGCAACATCGACACCGGCGCAACCTCGATCGTCGAGGACTGAGACGGCGATGGCCACGCCTCCGACCCTTGTCACCGCCACGGACGTCACGAAGCTGCTGGCGGCGGACCTGCCGGGAGAGGGCACGCCGGAGCGCGCGCAGCTCGATGAGCTGTGCGAGCAGGCATCCGCCGAGATTCGGGCCCGGGTCGTCGCCGTCGACGCCCGGATCGCGGCGGGCTCGCTTTCGGCGGTGCGGGTCCGGGGCGTGGCCGTCGACATGGTCCTTGCCGCGCTGGAGAACATCGAGCTCGGCTTCCGGTCGACTGGCGAGACGTACCCGGAGATCGGGACGACTCAGGTCGCGGCGGCGAACCGGCTCACGGTCGAGATGACGGCCGCGCAGGTCGCGGCGCTGTCGCCGGTGGTCTCCGACGCGGCCAACGGCATGTACTCGGTGCAGATGTCATCGTGAGGTTTCCCGAGCAGTGGGCGATCCGACCGCCGCGCCCGACAACCGTCGACGAGGGGACGGGCAATCGCCGCCCGGGACCGGCTCCCGATCCGATACTGGTCCGTGGGTCTCTCGAGCAGCGCTTCCCTCGCACTGACGAGAAGCTGCTGCCGGGTGGCGTCGTCGCGGCCGAGGCCCTGCTGCTCCTGCACCCGTCAGCCGAGAACAAGATCCCGGGGCCGATCACGCTCGAGCATCGGGCGATCAGCCCGGACGGCGAGGTCTGGTCGATCGTGCGGATACCGAAGGCCCGCAAACGGCGTCGCGCGTCGGCGCCGACCCGCTACATCGCGCTCGTCATCCGACGAGCGACCGACATCAAGGAGAAGTGACATGGCTGCAGCGAAGCCCACCGACGACAAGCCCGTCGACGACAAGGCGAACGAACAGAGCACCGTCGCGGCGGCGCCGGCCGCGGACACCGCACCCAAGGACAGCACGCCCGACTCCGGCCTGGTGCAGTGGAAGGACGACGACGGCAACGTCCACACCGGGTCGCGGTACGGGTCGGCCTACCGCGAGCACCTGCGGAACAAGAAGGACTAGCTCGGTGGCGGCGTCGGTGTCCCTGCGGTCGCGAGTGTTCGCGAAGGCCGCGATCGCGCAGGCGAACGCGACGTCGGTGGAGCAGCGCGCGCAGGTCGCGCACCGTGCCGCCTCTGACGCCCGCGCGGAGGCGCCGGTCTTGACCGGCGAGTACCGCGACGGAATCACCGTGATCGTGGAGGGCGAGGACGTCACCCTCTCCGACACCGATGAGACTGCGATCCACAAGGAGTACGGCACCAGCGATACGCCGGCGCACGCGACTCTGATCAATGCGGCGTCGCGGTACGGCACGTACTACGGTGCGCGGCCGAGAGGGCACTGATCATCATGATGATCACGCGCAAGACGCCGTTCGCTCCGGGAGCTGCGCGCGAGCTGCTGCGGTCGACGCCGGAGTTCATGGAGCTCGTGGGCGATGATCCGCAGCGGATCACGACCAGGGAACTTCCGGACCCGCTCCGGGGGCCGTGCGTGACGATCTACACCGGAGTCAACCGGCGGCAGAACATCGAGCTGTCGAAGCCGCGGTTGATCGTGTCGGTGTGGGTGCCTGCGGCGGAGATCCTCGTCGATCAGGGCATCGACATGGATCCGGAGGAGCTGTCGTGGGACGTCGCTGATCTTGCCGGCCGGATATTCGATCGGCACCGGCAGATGGGTCGCGGCGGCGGATTCGAGTTCCGCGGGGTCACGTGGCGCTCCGAGTGGGATGCCGGCCCGACGACGATGGTCGACCGTGAGCGTGGCGCGGAGTCGCCGCTGTACCGGTCGGTGATCGAGATTCTGATGAAGGTGGGCTCCGGCCCTCGATAGACCACCCGCCCCTGTGCCAGGCAGCCCGCTCCGCGGAGGCACGGCGAGGTTGGGTGACCGGGACCCCGGTCTGGTGCCTGCTCGGCACGCCAGGCCGGGGTCTCTCCATTTTCCAGTGACCGCTCACCTCGTGGGCGCAGTGAAGGAGCTTGCAGATGAGCACCACCCCCGACAATTCCAAGGCCTACGTCTGGCAGGACGGCGACGCCTACCGTGCGCCCGCCGGCACCGCTCTCCCGGAAGATCCGTGGGCGCACCCGCTCGTGACCGGCACCTCGCCCGGCGTCACCTGGGACGCGTTCGGCGGTATCCAGGCCGGATTCAACCTCGAGCCGAACCAGGACATCAAGAAGCACACGATCTTCAACAAGCGCGACTCCACGTACGCGCTGAGCCGTGGGCCGCGTGAGGACACGACCAAGTTCCGGGCGGTCGACTACTCGAAGGCGGCGGTCCTGACCTCGCTGCTCGGTGGCGAGATCGTTCAGGTCGGCACGTCCGAGGTCTACAAGTGGGTCGGCGGAAACGCTGAGGAGTTCGCTCTGATCTGGACTCTCGCGGACCCGTCGAACGCCTCGACCGACCGCGTCGGCTTCTACACCGAGAAGGCCACGCTGTCCTCGCCGCCGCCGCGTACGTTCGCCGGCGAGGACCTCGACGGCTGGGAGTTCGAGATCCTCGCGCTCTCGCCGCTGGTCCCGATCAGCAACTGGAACCCGCTGGCGCCCTAGCGCCCCGGGGGCGGTGCCGGCCGGGGAGCGGCCCCGGTCGGCGCCGCCTCATCTCGATCCCCGACTCATCCCACAGGAGAGCTGACACACCATGCCGAGCAACAAGACCAAGAAGAGCACCGCGCCTGCCGTCGAGCCCGAGGCCACCGAGACCGAGCCCGTCGAGCGCATCGACCTCGCCAGCATCCTGGAGGTCGGCACGCCGGGCACCGAGCCGGTGCCGGTCACCATCAAAGGCGTCGATTTCTCGATCAACCGCTACTTCAGTCCCGACACCGTATGGGCCTGGTCGGACCTGCAGCGCGCGGACCCGAGCGAATTGACGCCGTCTGAGGTCGCAGAGGGCAACCGGGCGGTGCTCAAGATCCTGCTGCCCGAGGAGGATCACGACAAGATCGAGGAGCTGCTGGCGATCCTCGACACGCGGAGCATCGCCGAGTCGCGGCGGATCTTCCTGTACATCAACAACCTCGCAGGACTGGTGGACCGCCAGGGAAACGCGTTGGCGCTCTAGACTTCCTGCTTTCCATCCGGGAGAGCTGGGGCGCATACATTGGCCGCTTCCAGCGGCAGTACGGGCTCGACCTGCGGGCGGCACTGACGTCGAAGCCGTGGCAGGACGTCACCCTCTTGCTCGATGACCTGACCGAGACGTGGACTCGCACCGACGAGAACATCGCCACGTTGGTCGACATTCAGAACTGGTGGCTCGAGGCCGAGTACGTCAAGTGGACGACCGACCCCGAGGAAGCCAAGGCGGCGTCGCGGTCGGCCGATCCGACACCTCCGCTGCCAGTCCTCCGCGCCGTCGCGTACCGGCCCCCGGCCGCGCACGCGGCGGCGGTCGAGCGCTACGAGGCGCGCCGACCACAACAACCGAAGCCGAGCGGCCAGATGGACGCACGGTCCTTCGGTGCACTCTTCGGGCTCTGAGAAAGGGACTAGCTGATGACGGCAGGCGGCCGGATCGACATCGACGTCGTCCTCAATGACAAGGACGTCGCAGCGCGACTCGACTCGACCCTGGCCAAGGCCACCGCCTCGGCGAAGAAGGCAGCCGGCGCACTCGGACTTGCGTTCGGCGGCGCAGCTGTCCTCGGCGGACTCAAGTCCGTCATCGACGCCGGCGTGGAGTTCGACACGGTCCTCAACCAGCTGCGCGGCGTGACCGGGGCGACCGGGGCCGAGATGGCGGCGGTGTCGGAGAAGGCACGTCAGCTCGGCAACGACATCGCGATCCCCGCGACGTCGGCATCCGATGCCGCGCAGGCGATGCTGGAGCTGAGCAAGGGTGGACTGTCAGTCCAGCAGTCGATGGACGCCGCACGGGGCAGTCTCCAGCTCGCCGCCGCCGCTCAGATATCTGCCGCGCAGGCCTCGGAGATCCAGGCGCAGGCGATCAACACGTTCTCGCTCAAGGCCTCCGACGCCGGGCACGTCGCGGACGTCCTCGCGGGCACCGCGAACGCCGCGGCGGGCGAAATCACCGACATCGCACAGGGACTGCAGCAGGCAGGCTCGGTCGCCTCCCAGTTCGGCATGACGATCGACGAGACGGCCGGCGCGCTCGGCGTCCTGGCGAACAATGGCATCAAGGGCTCTGACGCGGGCACGCTGCTCAAGAGCACACTGCTCGCGCTCCAGGACACCGGCAAGCCCGCGGCGACGGCGATGGAAGAGCTCGGCATCAGCGTCTACGACGCGCAGGGCAAGTTCCGCGGTCTCGGCCCGATCATGGACGAGCTCAAGACTGCGTCGACGAATCTCACCGAGGAGCAGTACAACCAGGCGACCGCGGTACTGTTTGGGTCGGATGCGATGCGGCTCGCCGGGATCGCGGCCAAGGACGGCTCGGAGAGCTTCCGTCAGATGACCGAGCAGGTCGGCAAGGCCGGGTCGGCGCAGCGTCTCGCGGAGGAGATGGCCAAGGGCCTGCCCGGTCAGCTCGAGCGGCTGCAGAACGCGGCCGACGAGACCAAACTCGCATTGTACGACCTGCTGCGCGGACCGCTGACGGACCTGGCCAGCTTCGGTGCCGACCAGCTCGGCAACCTCTCCGACCTGCTCAAGGGTGACACCGGCGGGATGAGCGAGGGCCTGCGGCCGCTGGTAGAGGATCTGAAGTCGATCGGCGACGGACTCCACGGGATCGCGCAGGATCTAGTGGGCCCGGGCGGCGCGCTGACGGTGATCGGGGAAGGCGCGCAGGCGACGGGCAAGCTCGCCGTCGCCGGACTGGAACCGATCACCGGCGCGGTCGGCGGCGTCCTCAACGTATTCGCGGGCCTACCGGCACCCGTCCAGACCGCTGCCCTGGCGATGGGTGCGTTCGCAATCGCCCGCAACAAGATCGCCACGCCCGGGCCGCTGAAGGCGTTGTCGGCGTTCCGCGCGGAGATGTCCGCGCAGAACTCGCTGGCGAAACTGGCGACCCGCGAGGTTGACAAGTACGGTCGCGCGATCGAAGGCACCGGGCGGGGCCTGACGGTAGCGCAGCGTGCGCAGGCCGCGTACCGGACCTCGACTCTCGAGTCGGTGTCGGCGATGCGGGGGTTCACCGACCAGGTGGGCGCGGTGCGGCGTGGTGCAGCTGCAGCGGGCGAGCCGGTGGGGCTCCTGACGGCGACGATGCGCACGATGGGGGAGCGTAACGGCGCTCTCGGCCAGATCGGCGGAGCGTTCACGGCGGCATCGCAGGGCATGGGCCGATTCGGCTCGGTCGCGGGTACCGCGGCCGCGGGCGCGACAGCGCTCAAGCTCGGTGCCGGCGGGCTGATGTCGGCTCTCGGTGGCCCGTGGGGTGTCGCGCTGGGTGCGGCGTCGCTCGGTCTGGCGATGTACTCGCAGCGGCAGCAGGAGGCCGCGCAGGCCGCCGCCGAGCACAAGCGGAACGTCGACGACCTCGTCGGGTCCATCGACGTGCAGACCGGTGCGCTGAACAAAGCGAGCACGGCACAGATGGCGGCGGACCTGCGCGGCGGAAAGTACGGCAAGGGCAACACTTTCGAGTTCTCCGATCAGCTGGGGATCTCGGCCGATCGCGTCACGGCGGCGGCATCGCGGCAGAAGGGCGCGCTCGATGACCTGAATGTCACACTCGATGCGACGACCAAGAAGTCGCTGGAATCGTCGGACTACTGGAACAAGCAGGGCTCGTCGCTTCGCGCAGCGGGTATCGACGCCGACACGATGACCGACGCTCTGCGCGGCAACGCCTCCGCGATCAAGAAGGTCGAAGGGTTCATGGTCGGGTCGGGGACCACGATCCAGGACTACCGGCGCCACCTCGACGAGTCCGGAAAGAACGCCGTCCAGCTGGGGGAGAACGTCAACCTCGCAGCGCAGGCGGTCCGCGAGGCCGGGGCGGCGCAGGACCAGCAGACGCGGGCGATGGAGAAGATGGACCCGCGCGCTCGGACGCTCGCCGAGGCGATGGAGGTTCTCGGGTCCAAGACGTCCACGGCCGCGGAGAAGTCGAACGCGCTCAAGGCTGCTCTGGACGCGCTTGGCGGCGGCGCCGAGGGTTTCGACGCCGCGATGGGGCAGGCGAAGCAGGCCGTCGAGAAGCTGCCGGCGACATGGCAGGCAGCCGCCGACTCGGTCGGAGGGTACGGGGAACTCATCAACAGTGCGACGGGACGCATCGTTCTCAATAACGACGCGACGCGGGCACTGTCGAGCGAGATCTTCAACGTCAAGAACCAGATGAATAACGCCGCCACAGCGGCCTACCAGTTCGCCATTCAGAACGGGCAGGGCAGCGAGGCCGCGGCCAACGCTGCGCGTACAGCAGCGTCCGAGATCTACAACAGCTTCATGAAGTCGTCGGACGGGGCGAAGGCTGCTGGCGTCGATGTCGCGGCGCTCGCGACGGCAATGGGGTTGCTGCCTCCGGAGCAGGTTGTGCAGCTGCTCGCGAAGGGCGGCGACGCCGTCTCGGCCGAGCTCTTGCTGATCAAGAGACTGGTCGAGGGTGTGCCGCCGAATAAGGCGATCGAACTGCACTCGATCTCGGACGAGGCGAAGGCCAAGCTCGAGGGAATCAAGGGTCTCGTCGTGACCGAGCTCCCGGACAACAAGGGAGTGACGGTCACTGCGACGACGACTCAGGCACAGCAGGATCTGAACGCTCTGGTCACAAAGCAGAACGAGCTGAAAGACAAGAACGTCACCTACCGGGCGACGGTCATCGTCGACGAAGCGCAGGCACAGTCCGCCAGGTGGGGCGTCGAGACATTCGGCGTCGGGTCTCAGCCACGCGCGAAGGGCGGGCCGATCGACGGGTACGCGGTCGGTGGTGGTGTCGGAGCTGATGGTGCGATCCGTGGTCCGGGCACCGGGACGTCAGACTCGATCCTGACGCAGGTCCCGGCGGGCGGTCACGTGGTGACCGCGGCCGAGGTATCCGCGGCCGGTGGCCACGGTGCGGTGAATCGTCAGGTGTCGGCGCTCGGTGCTGGTCGGCCGGGCCGCAAGACGGCGACGGCGGGACCGCTGATGCCGGTGGCGCTGTCGAACGGGGAGCACTACCTCGCGCCGGACACGGTCGATGCCGCCGGCGGCCACGACGCGATCTTCGCGTGGCGCGCCGGGCTGGCGCAGGAGCGTCAGGGCCTGTACCTCGGTGGACTGGTGCGCGCCGAGCAGGTAGGTAAGGCGAACGACGGGCTGCCGTACATCACCGGTGGGCGGGACTGCTCGATGTGGGTGTCGTGGATCGTGCAGGCCGCGAAGGGGCAGGAACTCACGCGCCTGTTCACGACGTACAGCCTGCTGGACGGCCAGACTGGCGGGCTCGAGCCGGGCGCGTCACCGTCCGACTACCTGACGGTCGGTGTGTCGCAGGAGCACATGGCAGCGACGGTGCAGACCGATCGCGGACCGGTGAACACCGAGTCGGGCGGGAACTCGTCGCCGTCTCAAGTGCGGTGGGGTCGCGGCGCCGCCGGAGCGTTCGACGGCCAGTTCCCGTTCCGCTTCCACCTGCCGAAGAATCTGATCTCGCCGCCGCCAGACGAGACCAAGCCGGACGTGTCGGCCGAGGAGGCCGCGACCGAGACGATGAAGGCCGAGGACGAGACGCAGTCGCGGCAGTACATCGAGCCGCCGAAGGCACCGAAGGCCGAGGACGTCGCCGCTGAGGCCGCGCGGATCGGCGTCCGCGGGCTCCTGGAGACCTTCGACATGCAGGACTCGATATTCGCGGATCCGGACAAGTCGACGATCGGTCGGGCGCTGCAGATCGGCATCAACACGCAGAAGTACCGCGAGCAGCAGGCCGAGGTTCCGAAGTCCGAGTCCAAGAGCGGCGGTGTCAGCAAGGAGGACCAGGCCGCGTACGACCGCGACAAGCTCGCTCGCGACCAGAAGTACGAGAACGACCGCTTGGCGATCAAGAACTCGATGAAGTCGGGGCCCGAACGGGACCGCAAGCTCCTGGACCTCAAGCAGAAGCACGACCAGGACAACCTCGAGGCGAAGATCAAGCTCCGCGACAAGAAGTCCGGCACCGACAGCACGTCGGAGTCGGACGCGTCGACGTCGGGGAAGACGTCCGGGCCCGCCGACAGCGACCCGTACCGGCTCGTGGACTCGGCGCCCTATGACCCGTCGCGCGGCGCGGTGCAGTGGGAGAAGGAGGCGACGGCGGCGCTGCGGATCGCGGGCATGAACTACCGGTGGAAGGACAAGATGATCGGGCAGGGCGACATCGAGTCGCACGGCGACCCGAAGGCTGTCGGCCCGGACTCGCCGGACGGTCAGCCGAAGGGCTGGATGCAGGTGAAGCCGGGGACGTTCGCCGCGTTCCGCGATCCGAAGCTCCCGGACGACCCGTTCAACGTCCTCGCGAACGGTGTCGCGGCTGCCAAGTACGCGAACAAGCAGTACAACGGTGAGCCGCCGTGGCCGACGACGAAGGGCTACTGGGCTGGCGGCATCAACGCGATGGACCCGAGCAAGGCCGCTGTGGTGGCGCCGCAGAACCGCCGGGTCATCGGCGACAGAGCCGTCGCCGACGAGTTCTTCATCCCGGACACCGACGACCCGCAGCACATCGCGCTCGGCGCGGAGTGGGCGCGGCGGAGAGGGTTCCAGCTGGTGAACATGCACGCCGATGGGGGGACGCTCGCGCGGGCTCGTGGCGGTCAGGCGGCGGTCATGGATCGACCGGCCGGACCGGTGATCCAGGAGGGCGACCGCCACTACAACTACGCCGGACCGGCTGATCAGGCGCCGGATTTCTTCCGCGGCGCTCGTCGGCACGACAACATCGTCCGCCGCGGTGCGGGAGTGCAGCGTATCGGGCGGAAGGGGACTCGGCCGTGAGGCGATCGCGAGGGCTGGTCGACGACACGCTGGTGCGACTGTACGACTGGCGCGGCACCGGGCAGTTCGTGGAGCTGTCCGGGCCTCGGCAGGGTGATCACGGCGCGCAGTTGCTCGAGGGCGTGGGTGGGCTGTGGGAGGCGCAGCGGTCGCTGGTGAAGATCGAGACGGCGCGGCTGCCGGGGTCGATCCCGGTGACGGTCCGGATCGAGGAGTTGCTGATCGACCTGCCGACGATCGTGCAGGGCAGCGACTCCCTCGAGTGGCAGTGGTGGAACCGCCGGATCCACAGGATGCTCTCGTTTACGCACGATTCGCCGCTGGTGGTGCAGACGCTCCCGTGGGGACCGCGGTGGATCTCGGTGCGGCGTCGCGCCGCGCACGAGGAGGAGATCGTCGAGGACCCGACATTCGGGCTCTCGCAGATCTGGACCTGGCAGCTGGTCGCGCACGATCCGGACTGGCGGTCCCCGGATCTGACGGCCGAGTGGGACAACAGCTCCGGGACTGGGCGCGGCAACCTCCGCATCGCGTACCGCGGCGATCGGCCGAGCTTCCCGAAGTGGACCGGGGTCGGGCCGGACTGGAATCTGCAGGAGCCGGTGTCGGGGCTGTGGAATCCGCTGCCGCGCATGGCGGCGGGCGAGGAGTGGAAGGTCGACGCGCATCCGCTCGCCTCGCAGCTGATGTCGAGCCTGGACCGCAACAAGTGGCGTCAGCTGCAGCGTGGGTTCACCGCGTCGGTCGACGAGGAGGGCGAGTACGTCCTCGGTGTCGAGTGCTCCGGTCCGGCGTCGGCGAAGGTCCAGCTGCGGCTCGAGCAGCGCTACGAGCATCCGTGGGGCTGACATGAGTGACCTCGATCGGATCTACCACGAACTGTCCGAGCGCGATGACGCGGCGCGGCGGGCTCACTTCTCGTCGACTCTGATCCAGCTGTGGGACGGGAACATGGAGTACCCGCTGCAGGTGCGGTCGGTGATCGACCACGAGGGGGAGGACCCGACGTGGTCGGTCGGTGGCGGCGTGACGCATTTTGCGTACGACTCCCCGGAGGGCCACTACTGCTATGACCTGATCCGGCCGGACGAGGATCTGCATCTGACCGTCGAGCTCGTCGACCCCGATGATCCGTCGATCGGGTGGGAATCGCGGGTCGCTTTCAAGGCCGTCAACGTCGACCTGGTCGATCAGGAGGACGGCACGCAGATCGTCGAGGTGCAGTGGACGACGGCGCTGGCGCACTGGGAGCACCTGATCCTGATGGCGGTGCCGATGCTGCCGCCGCAGCTGCAGCCGATCCACTACTGGGTCGCGCTCGGCAACATCCGGACGCAGTTTCTCCTCGCGCTGCACATGGCTCTGGCGGTCACGTACTCGCCGCTGTGGCGGTTCGTCGACAATCCGTTCTCGATCGCGTCGTACCGCGATGCCGTCGACCCTCGCCGGTGGCCGCTGATGGTGTCGCCGCTGACTGCGCTGCGCGATGCGACGAAGCCGGTCCTCGCGGCGTTCCGCTTCGACATGGCGCTGCCGGCGATGATCGACCAGCTGCGCGATGCGGACTGCTGGCCGGTCGCACGGCAGTGGCTCCCCGGTGACCCGCAGCCGTTCCCGTCGCACGTGACGCTGGTGCGTCCGACGCTCATCCTCGACATCGAGCACGAGGAGCTCGTGCCCGGCATCACCGGGACGTTCGTCGATGGGTACATTCATCTGCTCGTCGGTCTCGCCGACGACCTGATCACGGAGGTTGTGCACCCGATACTGGACCCGTCGCTGCTGCCGAAGAATCCGTCGCAGCATCCGCTCGGCGACAAGCTCGGCCTGGCGCCGGCGAAGCCGTGGCCGCTCTACCGCCGCGGCGAGTACTCGGGCATCGTCGAGGGACGGATCAGTCTCCGTAAGAGCCTCGGCACCGTGTTCTGGACTGGTGGTCGCAGCCCGGAGTGGGTGAATCAGGCCATCACGCTCGCGATCTCGACGGCGCTGGACTACGTGGGGTTCACGATGGGAATCCCCGGCCTCGGCAACCTGTACCAGGGGCAGCTCGACAACACTGTGCTCGCGTTCGCCAAGACCGAGGATCGCCGCCGCGCCCGCGGCGCCGGCCGCTTCGCGTTCCGCCACGTGTGGTGCTCGGAGGCCAGCGTCGGTTTCGGTATGGCCACCGCGATCGCACTGCGCAAGGGGTGGTTCGACTCCAAGCCGCGCATGGTCCGCACTGTCGAGGTCATCGACGGGTTCCCGTACCGGATCTACCGCGACGTGAAGAAGGGCTCGGCGTGCTGCTTCGAGATGCCGGACGGATCGATCTACGTCGACCGCATCACCAACATCAAGCACCGCCTGGACCGGGAGACCGAGATGCGGTACGCGCTGGTCGTCGGAGACGACACCGGAGACGAGGACCCCATCGCCGAGCTGTGGGGCCGCTGGAATCAGATGCGCGACGTCGCGCGGAAACTCTTCTTGGAGCACTGACATGACTGATCTGCCCGCCATCTGGCGCGCCGACCCGACACCCGGCCGGCAACACCGGTTCGCCGATTTCTTCCGCGACGTACCGCTGCTCCCGGACGGGCAGGCCGTGTACCTCGACAGCGACCAGCGCAACCGACTGGCCACCCACGCCGAGGCGTGCGGCCTGCGCAAGGTCGCGCCCGCGGCCGTCAAGTATTGGCCGCCGCCGCGCGGCTCCCACATGCCCGGGAACACCGGCGTGTGGGTGCCGGTGACGATCGAGGACCCGATCGAGATGCAGCTGCCCGACCCGGCGTCGATGACACCGCACGAGCGCGAGCATCTGCGCGCCGAGCTCGCGCGGTTCGACGCCGCGGACCATCCCTCCGAATAGACCCGCTCTACCCCTTGCCTGGCGGCGCCCCAATCCTGGGGCGTCGCCTTCGTCATATCTGAAGGAGAACACGATGTCTTTCCGCACTGTCTACGGCTATTCCACCTCGGAGGCGGGGTGGCGCATGTGCAACCGCGACGAGTGCGGACTCGTCACGATCCCGGACCTGTACTACGTGGACACCGCACCCATCCGGAAGGGCGCGCCGCTGACGATCCTGGGCGCCTGGCTGTACTGGTATGACCGCAACGTCGAGGAGATCGTGTCGCCGGTGTGGGGCTGGTCGGCGACCAACGACGTCGCGAACTCCAATCACCTCTCCGGCACCGCGGTCGACGTCAACGCTCCGCGGTACCCGTGGGGGTCGCGGACCATGCCGGCGGCGAAGAAGGCCAAGGTCCGCGAAGGCCTCCGACTCTTTGAGGGCCTGGTGTTCTGGGGCGCGGACTGGGACCGCGCCGACGAGATGCACTACCAGATGGGCGTCGCCGAGGGTGATCAGCGAGCGGCGGCATTCGCGGCGAAACTGCGCGGCGGGTACCTCGGCATCTACAAGTCGGCGCCGCCGGCACCGAAGCCGGTGCCGAACATGATCGATGAGTGCGCTCGCCGCCATCCCGAGATCGGAGCTCGGCTGCACACCGGTGAGCGGATCTGCAAGGACGGCGTCGGCCGCTACGCCGAGTTCGCCGGGGGCCGCATCTACTGGCACCCGCGCACCGGCGCACACGTGATCCCGGCCGGCCCGATCGGCGAGGCCTTCGACAAGCGCGGTTACGAGTGGAACCTCGGCTACCCGGAGTGGGAGGCGAACCGCGCGCTCCGTGACGGCGGCCAGTGCCAGGCATTCGAGAAGGGCGTCCTGTACACGTACTCGGGCGGGCCGGTCGAGGGGGCACTGATCCACGGCAAGATCGGCGATCGCTGGGCCAGGGAAGGATGGGAGGGTGGCCGTCTCGGGTACCCGCTCGGCGACGAGCAGCCCACCGCTGACGGCGGCCGCCGGCAGGAGTTCGAGCACGGCGCGATGCTCTGGCATCCGTCCGAGGCCATCGAGATTCTGGCGGCACGCTGATGTGGACCGCACGATTCTGGCGTGAGGCGCTCGAGCGCGCGGCCAAGACCGCGGTGCAGTCGCTCGCGGCGATCGCGGTGTCGGCATCGACGGCCGCGACGATGTCCGGCGGCGACTGGGTGCTCGCGCTCAAGACCGCGGGGTTCGCAGCGGTGTTCTCTGTGGCGACCTCGCTCGTGTCCTCGGGTGTCGGTGACCCGAATACTCCGGCCGCGCTGCCTGCTGCGCCCTCTGGCCGACACCGAAAGGCGGATGAGTGAGCGGCGTTGCGGAGCAGATGATCCACGCCGACAGCGCTATGGACCTGTGGGCGTATTTCCTGGCCGGGCTACCGGCCACCATCGCTGCGATCACCGCGGCGGTGGTCGCTGTGCGGTCCCGCAGCCACAACCGCGCGATCAGGAGCCAGGTCGAGAACGACCACGAGACGAACCTTCGGGACGACCTCGACAAGGTGACCGCGATCGTGCAGACGGTCGACGAGAGGACGCGGCGTATCGGTGATGAGCAGATCCGCGAGCAGAAGGCGCGCCGTGAAGCTGACAAGCGCACCAACGACCAGATCTCCGAGCTCGTCGAGGACGTACTGACGCGCCTGGACCGGCAGGACCGCATCGCAGACAAGTACCACCCGGGCGAGCCCTGACCTCGCCTCCACCTCCTGTGCAGAAGGACTACATTTCATGGCATCTCTTGGCACCCATCTCGGCGACATCCTGCTCCGCTGCCGCGTTTTCGGGCTGGCGACCCCGCCCGGCGAGCCGCCGATGATGCAGGCTCAGCTCTCGATCACCGGCGAGGACGCAGACCTGGCGCTACCGGTGCTCAAGGGAGACCCGGGCGAACGGGGGACCCCGGCGGCACCGTTCAAGTGGCAGGGCCAGGTCGCCTCGGCCGGCGAGCTCCCGACACTGTCCGACACCCCAGCGGACAAGGGCAAGGCCTACGTCGTCAGCGACGGGACCGGCACCGGTGACATCGCGTACTGGTCCGGCACCACCTGGAACTACTTCGTCGATGCGTTCGGGCCGGGCCTGCCGGGACCGGTCCCGGACATCACCACCACCGGCGAACTCGTCGACGAGGCCGATCCGTTCGAGGTCGTGGTCTCCGGCCCCGCCAGCGCCCCGAACCTCCACTTCAAGGTGCCGGCGCAGCCCGGACCGCCCGGGCCCGGCGGGGACTGGGGCCTGTACGACAAGACCTCGCCGCGACCGAACGGCGCGGTCCCGGTGTGGGACGCGACCGCCGGACTGTACAAGCCGGTCGGCCCGGGTGCGGCGGCGCCGGGCGTCAGCCAGTACACGCTGCCGGAGTCGGCGTGGTCGGCGTACTCGGGCAACGCGGCGACGCAGACCGTCGCGACGATGGCTCTCCCGGCACTGCCGTACGACTACCACATCGACGTCTCCGGGCACGCCCGCATCGGGCAGGGGCTCCTGTCCTCGACGCAGGTCGCACTGCTGGTGCGACTCAATGACCCGACCTCGGGTCAGATCGTCGGGAAGGGGCTGGGTGTCCATACCGGCGTATGCGACATCGGGCCGCACTTCTCGTCGCAGGAATCGGGCAAGCAGTCCGCGGCCGCGGCGCCCGGCACCGCGACCGGCCGCGTCTCGGCCGGCACCGCGGCGACGCTGTACGTCGTCGGCGTACGGGAGTCGGGGTCCGGGACGTGGACACTCGGTCAGGCTGACGCGCAACTGCGCGTCCTCACGATCCCGGATCTCGGATGAGCGTCTACAGCGACTGGTACGACGACGTCCCCGTCGACCCGTCCGGCCTCGACGGCGAACTATTCGACCCGCCGGTCTCGCCACTGGACCGATCCCGGATCCCGTCGCGCACCGGCGGACTGCCGATCGATCCCGACCTCGCCGCGATCCTCGCAGGGGAGGGCGGACTGGCGACCAAGCCCGACGTTGTGCAACTCCTCGATGAGGTGCGCGAGTTCGCCGTCGCGGTCATCAAGACCTTCGGCGGAGATACCGGGGCGCTCGCCGCGTGGATCGACGAGCACGCGCCGGGGTTGTCGTGGCTGCCGGACCTGACTGACTGGGTTTTCAAGCTCATCACGAACCCGGGCCGGGCGCTCTCCGAGCTGCTCTCGGGCGTCATCCCGATCGGACTGCTCGCGCCGACGACGCCGAACTTGCTCCCGAACCCCGACTTCGATGGCGCGGTGTCGATGGTCGAGGGCGACGGCTGGGCCTACGACCCGGACGTCGGCCGGACGTCGCCGGGCTCGGCGCGCTACGACTGCACCGGTGTCGCCGGGATGCAGCTGGCGACGCCGGTGCAGGTCGCCGAGGGCCAGAAGGTCGCGGCCGAGGCGTGGGTCCGCTGGGCTGGCGTGACCGCCGCCGGCGGTACCGGGATCCGGTTGATGTACCGGTGGTACTCGGGCGAGACGCTGGTCTCGACGACGCAGATCGCGGCGGTCACCGATCCCGCCGCGGCGGGCGGATGGTCGAAGCTCTCGGCCGCGGCGATTCCTGCGCCAGCCGGTGTCGATTCGGTGTGTCTGACACTCGTGGTCGACGCCGGGCTGACCGCCGGTCAGGTCTGGTTCGACGACACGTCGCTGACCAAGCCCACCGCGTCGTTGCCTCAGCAGTGGATTGCTGGTCTGGCAGATGACCTCGGGCAGTTCTGGACGATGGTCGAGCAATTCGCCTCGATCGTCGCTGGTGGCGCGGTCACCGCGATCAACGGCATCGTGCAGGATTTCAAGGACGGGTGGACGTCGACGAGCAACTGGATCCAGGACATCATCAATGCGATCCTGCGCGCGATCCGCCGCGTCCCAGTAGTCGGAGGCACCATCGCGGACATCATCGCCGAGGTCGGCGGTCTCAACGACCGCACTGACCAGGCGAACCAGTCCGTCGCGTCGGTCAGCTCCCAGGTCTCGTTCGTGGCCGATGTGATCGCGGTGCGGTCGGGCGTCGGCGTGTGGGAGTCCGGTCCCGACCCGACCGGCATCGTGTCATTCCCGTACTCGATGCTGATGCTGCACAGCCACACCACCTCGGTCACAGGGAGCACCGGGACCAGGGACGGGGCGTCCAGCTCCACCGGCTTCACCAGTGCAGGCGGCGAGAACCACAGTCACTCCGTCTACTCGACGTCGCACTCGCACGACGCGGGCAGCCTCAAAGTGTCTGTCGGGATGGGTGTGCCGACGATCAACGCGACGGCGTCGTGGGCGCCGTGGGCGTCGGTCCGGTTCCCGTCCTCGGCGGACCGGCAGGTGTTCACCTTCCTGGCGTCGAAGTCAGGGTCGGTCACCTCGTTCTTCGTCGATGTGTACCGCCTCAACGCCAACGGCTCGTCGTCCTACGTCGCCTCATCGACGGACCAGTCGGGCAATGTCGGCGGCGCTCTGGCGTGGCAGCAGGTCATTCTCCCGGCGATCCCCGTCGAGATCGGTGACGTGCTCGAGGTGCAGTTCCGCGTGGCCGGGTCGGGCACGGTGCAGATCGCGGGTATCAATCTGCCGTACCCGACACCGATCTCCGGCTTCCGGCCGTACGCCCCGGGGTCCGGGCGCGATCCGTCCGGCAGCGCCACGCCAGCCGAGATCGCGATCGGTGTGCGGGACTCGATGTACCAGGGGCCGGTACCGTTTGTCTCGGTCGGCATCGACCTCGGTCAGACGGCGATCCCGCGCTACTTCTACGACGATTTCAACAGAGGATCTCTGGGGCCGCGCTGGTCGACGTCGGGGAACATCGGCGTCTCGGGCAACCGGGTACAGCATCGCGGCGGCGTGCTCGAGTCGGGGACCGCGACCGCGACGTACAGTCAGCAGCTCCTCACCGACAACGCGCGAGTCGAGTTCGATGTGTCCGCTGGGTCGGGCATTGCCGGAGTCGGCGCCTGCTGCAGTTCGACCCTCGGGTCGGGACTGTGGTTCGTCGTCGACTCGGGATCGTGCTCGATCCAGACGGGCTCGGCGGGCAGCCGGACACAGCGGGCGTCGGGCGCGGGCGGGGACGGCCGGTACGTCGGCACCTGGACAGCCTCCGACACGACCGCGCGCCTGTACCGGAATGGAGAGCTGGTGGCATCGTGGGTCGACAGCGCGAGCGTGGTGCCGCACGGCGACGGCCGTAGGTGGTGTGCACTGATCGTGTCCAAGCCGGCGCTGCTCGACTCGGGCAGGATCGACAACTGGGTAGCAGCTGATGTGGTCCCCCAGTAGACCCGAGGTCGAGCCGCAGCAGGGCTGGGTCGGCACGGACGGCCCACAGGTAGCAGATCCGGTGCAGGGCTGGATGCGTGCTCGACTCGCCGCTGCACTGGCCTCGGAGTTTTCCAGTCGCGATGCGGCAGCGCTGCGGGCGCATCTGACGGGCACTGACGAGATCCGCGCCCTCGACGCCGCTGCACTGCGCGCTCACCTGACCGGCAGCGGCTCGGCCTCGATGGTCGACAGCGCCGCGCTCGTGGCGCACCTGACCGGCACGGGCCGCTCGCACGGTGTCGATCGCGCGGAGGCAATGATCCGCTGGCACCTCACGGGCACCGGCCACGCTCACAGCCGGGACAGTGCTGCTCTGCTCGCGCACCTGTCCGGGTCGCCGACAGTCGGCCATTCATCGGACGGTGCGATGGGGCGGTTCTCGGTGCACGCGCCGGAGATCACCGTCTACGACCAGCCCGGCGTCTTCTCCTACCCGGTACCCGGATGGTGTACGCACCTGGATTTCGTCGTGATCGGCGGCGGCGCGTCGGGACAGTCCGGGTCGGGCGTCCTCGGCGGCGCCGGCAAGGGCGGCATCCCTGGCACCTGGGCTGGGAAAACGATCGTGCGGCTGAACGAATGGGTATCCACGAGCCGAATCCCGTTCGATGCATCGGCGCTCTCGGTCACGGTCGGAGCAGGAGGGGCGCAGGCGCCGAACTCGGACTACGGCGGGCCGAATCCCGGCGGCGTCAGCTCTGTGAGCTACAGTATCGGCCCGAACGTCGTGGTCTTTGCGCAAGGCGTTGGTGGGTCGGGGACCGGCGACTACCAGAATGGGCGCCCGGTCCCGGATTTCACCTACGCGGGCACCACGTATACCGGTGGCGCATCCGGCACCGGAAACGGCGGTGCCGCGAGCGCGCCCGGCGGCGCCGGTGCCGGCGGTAACGGCGGCGTATTCGGCAACCGGACCCGCGGCGGCGCCGGCGGCGCGGGCCGAGTCTGGATCATCGCCAGGCAGGTGTACTGATGCAGATCACCTTGCCCGCCAGAGTCCCGGATCGGCTGATCGTCCCGCTCGGCTCCCAGATCACCGCGACCACCGACACCGATACCGGGCTGCTCATCACCCTCGACCACATCGACTACGACTACGCCCCGTTCGCAGACCCGGCGGCGCCTGCGTTCGAGTTCCTCGCCGACGTCATCCGCATCGCCGCCGACCGCACCATCACCATCGACCGATCCGTGACCTGCATCAGCAGCTCCGGACGGATCTCACGAGAGAAGGACTACTGACATGGCGAAAACCGCCGCGCACCGCAAGCAGATCGCCGACCTCATCGCGAGCCTCGGCGCGAAGGTCACCTTTCACGAGTCCGACCCCGGCACCACCGGTGCCGGCCTCATCGCGACCACCCCGGCGTCCGGTACGACGACGTGGGCCGCAGCCACCGACACCGGCACCGAATCGCAGGTGCAGGGCTCCGCGGTCCCGCTGCTGGTGCCAGCGGGTAAGACCGTCTCCCACTACGGGATATGGAACGGCAGTACGTTCCTGCGCGGTGAGCAGCTCGACTCGTCGATCATCGTCAACGGCACTGGACCGGTATCGGTCGACGTCACCCCGAAGTTCACGTTCGACTGAATCTGAAGCGACGGCGGCGTGGCACCAGCTGTCACTCTGTGCTCATCTGCCACAAGCTGGAGTGCTTTGCGGGTTTTTCGCGATCCGCTTGTACGGTCGTCATCATCAGTTCTCCCACAAGGTGAAGAGGTTTCGAGCGCGGTGCTGCGTCAAGCGATCTACGAGAAGTGTGCGGGCATAAGTGGAGGCACGATCTCTGCCCTGACAACAGTCGGTTCCGCATCGCTGGCGTTGGCGGCGTTCGCTGATGGCGGCTGGTGCCGGAGGCTGCTGCTTGTGGCCGGCGTCGTACTGTCGATCGTCGCCATCGTGCTCGGGTACTGCCGCTCAAAAGGCATAGGGCAGAAGCTCGAGACAATCAACCAGGTGCGCACCGAGGCGGCCGCGGAGCGGGACGCACTGCTCGCGACGGCACGCAAGGAGCGCGCGCATCTGCTCGACAAGGACCTGAAGCCGCTCCTTGAGCTTCTCGGAGAGGCACTGTCGACCGCGGACGCGGACGAGCGCCGAAGTCTCGCGCAGAAGGTTCGTCAAGGAGTTGTGGTTGCCGCGGCGACGGTGGTGGCACCTGATGCGCCAGCAGTGCGCGCGAACCTATTCCGACGGGCTTCGGCCCGACTCATGACGTTGGACCCAGGGTGCTTCTATGGTCGAGGCGACAAGTCCCGACGGAAGTTCAGACCGGGCGACGAGACCTGGGACGCGATGATGAGCCTCGACTACCGGCTGGTAACAGAGGTCGAGGAACCGAATCGCCGGTATGGCTCCTATATCACGGTGCCGATCGCATCGGCCGATACACAAGAAGGCATCCACGGTGTGCTGACGGTAGATGCGCCGGGATCGGAGGACCTGAGCGTCGACGATCTGCCGTTTCTTGAGCTGCTTGCGAACATTGCGGCGGTCTCATACAGAGTCGAAGCCCTGAAGGGGTGAGGCTTGCCGATTTGGCCGAAACGGCCTAGCTGTCCGAAACTGTGTCGGACCGTCAGTTCGTAACCTTGACGCAATGTTGGGTGGTTACGATGGCGTCTACACCGACTAGCAAAGGGGCCGCGATGACCCAAGAGAAGGAGACGCGAGGCAGCATCCGCAAGCCGGAAGCAGTCGAAGCGCTGAAGACTGGACATGTCGGCGACTACACGACTTCTCGCGAGCAGCGACGCCTCAAGTTCGGTTTTACCAGCTCACGAAAGAAGTCAGACTCCTAGTCGCGTGACTGCCGCCCTCGACAGGAGCGCCCCGCCTCAGCAGAGGCGGGGCGCTTTTGCTTCGCCATGTCGATGGGCGGCAGTCACGCGGCAGGGGGGATGGAGACGAGCTCGGGACGCTGCTCGTGTCGCGACCGCACGCCGCGCAGTACGTCGAGGGAGTCGATCGCGTCACGGCGGCGGGTGGTGGGGACGGCTGTATATATCTGGGTCGAGGCGATGCTCTTGTGTCGCATCAGCTCTTGCACGACGCGCAGGTCCGCACCATCATCGAGCAGTGTCGTGGCGTACCAGTGGCGCAGCTGGTGGGCAGACCCGCGGACGCCGGCCCGCTTCATCGTCCGGCCGACGACGTCGGAGACACTCTTGGAGTGCACCGGCATCGAGGGGTAGCCGCGCCGAGGGAACCAGTACCCGGTCTCGGGCATCTCGCTGACGAGCTCGACCAGGATTGGATGGAGCGGGATCGACTTCGTCTTGCGGCCCTTTCCTCTCACCCAAAGCAGACGGGCGCGCAGGTCGAAATCTTCGCCGCGGACCTTCGCGATCTCGTGCACGCGCAGTCCTGCCAGGAGCGCCAGCAGGATCATTGTTCGAGTCTTGGTCTGCATACGGGCCTGCAGGAGATCGATCACGGCCTGGTCGGAGATCGGCCGAGGCTCTCGCTCGGGGATGACCGGCTGTCCGAGCTTCACCATCGGGTTGTCTGCACGGCGGTCGCTGACCTGCAGGTACTTGAACCACGCGCGGAGGTACGTGATGTACGTGGCGTTGGTGCTGTCCGACCAGTCGTGTTCGTGGGAGGCGAGCCACTCCATGATCGCGATGGCGTCGATGGTGGTGGGCTGGATGCCGGTTTCGGCGTGGAGCAGGCGGATGACTCTGGTTCGTTCCACGATGGTGACGCGCGAGAGGCGGCGCGCGGTCTGCCAGAGCTCGAAATCGGCGAGTCCGATCGTGTGAGCCGTTGCATCAATTTTCACATGAGCACCATTCATCACATGGGGCACAAAAACGAAATCGGCACCCAGAAACGGGGCCGCAGTCCCTGATCGGGCTGAGGCCTTATATAAGGGGAGGATCAGACCATCGACTCTTGCGTCGTCGGCCGGCTGCCGATGCTGCGGATGATCTGCGTAGTCGGTGGCCCTGGTCGGCCTACGCCGCGTCCAGTTCCATTTCTACGGACGGAGAAGGCTCAATTGACGGACTAGTAATCCGCAGGTCGTAGGTTCGAGCCCTACTGGGGGCACTGGTGGAAGCCAGGCCGGAGAACATCTCCGGCCTGGCTTCTTCGCTTCCGGTCTCCGACGGCTGTCGGCGCGGCGCTCGCCGATCACCCTCGATGTGCGTGTGAATAGCCGAAAAACGTCGCTGACCACACGATTTGCGTTCTGTCGACGAAGTGCCATAAAGTTTGTCTCGCTCCCAACGAGGAACACCGGCCCCCTTCGTCTAGCGGCCTAGGACGCCGCCCTTTCAAGGCGGTAGCGCGGGTTCGAATCCCGTAGGGGGTACGCGGTGAGAGTCTGATAAGGTTCTCAAGGCAACAAATTGAATATGGCCCTGTGGCGCAGTTGGTTAGCGCGCCGCCCTGTCACGGCGGAGGTCGCGGGTTCGAGTCCCGTCAGGGTCGCTTTTTGGTTTCGGTTTTTCACCGGCACCGTCCGGCCAGGTAGCTCAGTTGGTACGAGCGTCCGCCTGAAAAGCGGAAGGTCGTCGGTTCGATCCCGACTCTGGCCACATTCGATCAGAGGCCCACCGGCAACGGTGGGCCTCTGATCCTTTTCGTCTGAACATCTCTCGTCGTCTGAACATCTCCGGCAGGCCCGCGGATGGTGCGAACCGGATCGAGTTCACTGTGTGTCCATGTCATTCGGCTGCCGCGTAACCTTAGGGTCCAGCTAGGAAGTTTCTGCCGCCCTGTGGAAGGGTTTCGGTGATAGCAGCGCGCACAAGGAGGGGCGATGGCCAACGGCGGGACGCCGCAGGAGAACGATCCGGCGTTGAACATTGTCGACAACGTCGTCGACCGCGAGTACACCGTCGAGCGGTTGGTGGAGAACCCGGTAGAGAAGGTCATCGATAAGCCGGTCACGCTCGAGCGGATCGTGGAACGGCTGGTGGTCAACACCGTCGACACCATCATCGACAAGCCGGCGACGGTCTCGCGGCTGATCGAGAAACCCGTTGTGACGGTGGTCGACGAGATCGTCGACAAGCCCGTGAGCGTCAGCCGCGCCGTGGAACGCCCGGTGGTGACGATCGAGGACGAGGTCGTCGACAAGCCCGTCAACATCCATCGCCGGGTCGAGAAGCCGGTGGTGACGGTGGTCGACAACATCATCGAGATGCCGGTCGAACTCCAGCGACTCGTGCAGCAG